ACACAAGTTTTACGTCGTTCACCCTTTTGCCAACATCGGGCGGAACAATGACCGGCGGGACACTTCGTGTCTACGGCTACAGCAACGGGTGAGGTAACAGCATGACGTTCACAGCACGACAGGTGTTGACAGCCGCACAGTTGAACGACCTGTCGATCGACACACTGACAACATCTGGCACGGTCACAATCGGCGGGTTCAGCCTGCCCGCTGTTGACGGCACAGCCGATCAGGTACTTGTCACGAACGGCTCAGGCACAGTCACTTGGCAAGACCCGTCCGGTGGTGGGACTCCGGGTGGTAGCGACGGGCAGGTTCAATACAACAACGGTGGATCGTTCGGCGGTGCGTCTGCTCTTTACTACGACGATGTGAACAGCCGTGTCGGTATCGGCACAACTAGCCCAGTCATGCCGATTGACTTCAACGCTCCCGGCTCAGACGGTGCTCGTATGCGGTTTGAGGATGGCACCTCAGGAACATCAGGGATTCAATTCACTGCGAACGGTTCGGCAGTTGATTACAGCACTCAACCGTTTTTTGGCAAAGAAGGCGTGAATGACTCTGACCCGTTGGGTATTTGGCACAGCGGTTCTTGGCGTTTGGTCGTCAACAGTAGTGGCAATGTCGGTATCGGCACAACATCGCCATCTGTCACTCTTGATGTCGCAGGTGAGATCGGCGTGAACGGACTGACGCTTTCCAATGTTGTCTCGTCAGGTTCCATGCGTGTTCAGGGAACTGACGGTTACATTGATATCGGACCGAAGAACACGGGCTACGCGCATATCTACACAGACAGACCCGGATTTTACATGGACAAGTGGTTGAATATGGCGGGCGGCACGACTGTCCGTGGAGACTTCGACGCTGACGGTGACATCAACTTCAAGAACAACGCTCTTGTCGCCGCATACGTTGACTCCGGCAACATTGACCACATCTGGCACGACGATGGATCGAATACTTGGAACTTTTGCTCTGACACGACCTACAAAAACACGGGCAACTCGTCGCTTCGGTCAGGTTCGCTGACGACGGGAACGATCTCAAGTGGGGCTATCACAGCGAGTGGCGAGATACGAGCCAATAGCAACATCTCGCTTCGCTCAGGAAACTCCGTGCATGATTCGATCTATCGGGTCGGTGGTGTCTTCTTCACTTGGGACTCGGACTCCTACGGCACGAATGATTTCCACTCGATTCGTTCGACGAACGGTGACACTTGGACTGATGCCATCACAATCAACTCGTACGGCAACATCCGTATGAACATCGACAGCAACGGCAACGGCACGAACACATTTACTGTCGGCAGGCACACGACAGGTACAGCAAACACTCTGCTCACTCTTGATGAGTCCGGCAATCTGACTGTCACCGGAGACTTGTTCGCTACTGATCTTGATGTTTCTGGTGTGGCGAGAGCAAACGAGTTCCGAGCAGATGACTACGGCCCAGCGAACGATGCGTCATTCACATTTGCTGGTGATGAGGATATGGGCATGTATCGCAATGAGGCAAACAGCATTGGGTTCAGCACAGGCGGTGTGCGACGAACTCTCATTCACAGTGACGGACACATCTACCAGTATTATCAGTTACTCGTTCCCAACATGGATCCGACCGGTTCGTACAACACGATACGCTGGAACTCCAGTAACGGCCACATAATGCGCTACTCGTCAACTATCGAGATCAAGCAAGATATCGTGTCAATCGTCCCGGTGATGGAGTATCTGAACGAGCGTTCGCTCATTCACGATTTGCGACCTGTCCTATTCCACGAGAGAGACCGGCCAGACGGCACGAACAATACGAGGGGCGAATATCTGGCGGGCATGATTGCGGAAGAAGTGCTAGAGGTCGCACCCGAACTTTGCTACTACGACCAGAACGGGGAACTGGTCTCCTACGGGCTGGAAGCACTCATCCCGCACCTCGTCGCCGAGATACAACGGTTGACACCACTCGTTGAAGAAATGTATGGCACCGCTCACCCAGACTGGGTTGCGCCGACACCTCGCCCAACGGAACGCTCGGCAGACGAACGCCAACGCTACGATGAGGCGGCATCAGCACAAGCACTCGTCGGACAAGTTGATCTACGACAATGAACCCGGCAGACCAACACCCGAGGGGACATCCCGAGTCGCACGCCTATCGGCGTTAGAGTGAGTGACATGAGTAACGCAAAGACCATTGACCCGCAAACTGTTCTCGCTGTGTTGCAACAGCGATTCCCTCGTGAATACGAAATCTGTTTACAGGCGGCGTACATCAGCAACCTAGAGAACGCACTCGAAGAGAAAGACAGCGGCGATGGCGACGAACTTTCCGAGTAGCGCAGACTCGTTCACCAACCCGTCGTCCAGCGACTCGATGGCGACGGTGTCGCACGCCGGTCAGCACACCGACATCAACGATGCTGTCGAAGCAATCGAGACTGCCCTGCTGGACGGGGCACCGCTCCACATTGACGACGCGAATGAGCGGGTCGGTATCGGCACGACCAATCCGCAGGTCGAGTTGGAGGTGGCTGGCACAGTCAAGGCTGGCGACCTCTTAGGGAACGTGACAGCGACCTCTGTGTCAACGACGAACCTGACGGTGGACACGGACACGCTGTATGTGGACTCACTCATCAACGCCGTCGGCATCGGCACAACTTCACCTGCCGAACAGTTGCATGTCGCTGGCGGGGCTATTCGTATTGACAACACTGGTGCAGATTCCAAGTTGACAATGACTACGCTCGGTCAACAGGACTGGTCGATTGGTGTTGACCAAAGCGACTCAGGCAAACTCAAGTTTGCGGAAAGCACAGACGTTGGCATTACAACAAGAATGACGATTGATTCGTCTGGCAATGTCGGTATCGGCACGACCTCGCCGGGTGCGACGCTCGATGTCGATGGTGCTGTGCGGGCAGACGAGATTCACTCTCCCGGTCTTGTCGTCGCCATGCATGAGTTTCAAGATACGGCAGGCGCACGGTCAATCACGTCAGCCACAACAATCCACAGCCATACGATAACGACTCAAGGGAACAGCCGCCTGTTCTTCGACTTCTTTACCGGACAGTTCATCAAGAATACTGCATCTACAAACCTGTTTGTTGAGTTCTACATTGACGGCACGCCACTCAGCATTGGTAGCCCAACTGTGGCAGGTGAACAAATGGAGACGAACCACATCGGCTTTGGGCAGAACACTGCCAGAGAGTTTTTGGCGACAATCGCCGCTTCAACTCTTACGCTATCGGCAGGGACACATACCGTGAGAGTCGATGTCTCCGCCTACAACAGTGCTACAATCACACTCAACTATCAAGGCGTTTACCGAAGCAACCGATTCCGTGTCTATGAGGTATGCGTATGATTTACGGCGACATAGACGGCTTCGAGCCTAATCAGCATGTAGCAATCATCACCGCTCTCAACAATCTCGTACCTGCCTGCCAGTACGCCTTTCACGGCGACGACCTTGAGAACCTCGTATGGGACGACGAACGTCCACGCCCAACCGACAATGAGATCATGTCAGAGGTCGAACAGGTATGGGCATCATGGAACGCTACTGAGTATCAACGCCAACGCAAAGACAAATACCCACCCATCGAGGACTATCTCGACGGCATCGTCAAAGGCGACCAAGCACAGATCGACGAATACATCGCCGCTTGTCAAGCGGTCAAAGGCGCACACCCAAAGCCCGCCGAGAACGACCTACCAGCCTGATCTGTTAGCATCTCGACCATGTTCGAGACATCATTCATTAAAGACGTTGCCGAGCGTGCAGTCGCTACGTTCGCACAAACACTTGTCGCTCTTGTCGGTACCAACGCAGTTGATATCTTGTCGGTCAATCTTGGTGACTCGCTGAAGGCTGCTGCTGTCGCTGCCGGTCTGTCAATCGCGAAGTCCGTCGCCGCTGCGAAAGGACCTATTGGTGATACGTCTGCATCGGCGGTGAACCTCAATGGCTAAACGACCCTACACAGGCTGGAACGGTGACGCGAAAGGTCGCCGTGCCGGTACAGAGAAACTGATCCAACTGATCGTCGCTCATACGGGCAAGAACCTTTGGAATAACGGCTCGTGGGGTGTGCGCTCAAAGCGCGGCAAGTCCTCGCCGAGTATCCACGGAACTGGTCGCGCGTTCGATTTGTCGTGGCGCAACATGGGAGAGTCGCGAGGCTCGGGACGTTACGAGCACGCTGTTGCAGTTATGGACTTGCTGGTGGCTAACGCGGACGCTCTCGGTATCGAGGCTGTGTTCGACTACTACCCAGCACCGTATGGTCGTGGCTGGAAATGCGATCGTGACGCTTGGAAGGTGTACGACTCGCGTGCCTTCCATGGTGCTCCCGGCGGTGATTGGATTCACGTCGAGGTTAGTGATGCGGTTGCAGATGACCCAGCCCGTATGGAGCGAGTCTGGAACGAGATCGTGTCTGGCGGTACTTCTGCACCGGCACCGAAAGTTGAAGCAAAGCCTGAACCAAAGCCTGCTGAGAAAGTTTCTGACGCACCCGAGTTTGTGAAGAGCGTCAAGCGTGGCTCACGAGGCGAGCACGTCAAACTCGCGCAACAGCGACTCGCTGACCTCGGATACAAGAACTCGACTGGCACTCGCCCGATTCTTGTTGACGGCAAGGCAGGCTCGAACACCATTCAGCGCATCAAAGACTTCCAAAGTGACCACCCGTGTCCTCCTGTCGACGGTATCTGCGGCAAGTTGACGTGGGCGGCATTGTTCGGCGACTGACCCGCCGGACTCTTCAGCGAGCATCCAAAGCGGTCTACCTGTGCCTGCTGTTGTGGGCGTGGTTCGCGCCTACCTCTGTCACAGCGGCATCGTTCACTGTCACTGCAGAATCGGATTGGTATTTCACGGTCGAGCAAGATCAGACGCTTGTCGTTATCTACGGCAACAGCAATCAGTCTTGCGAAGAGGTAACAGTTGATCCTTACCTGTGGTTGTATGGCGGCAAAGACACGCTGATCGCATACGACGACGACGGCAACTTCAACCAGCAAGACCAGTGTGTGTCGTCGAAGATTTACACGACGCTGGACGCTGGCGACTATCGCTTGCGTGCAGGCTACTGCTGTGGTCAGTTAGGTCTCGGCAACAAACCTAATTGGGGTGACGGCGAGTACGAACTGGTTGCCGAGTTCTCGCTTGCTACAGCAACGCCTTCGAGTTCGTCGAGCACGACATCCACTACAACGTCGACAACGACAACTACTGTTGCGCTAACGACAACCACGACGAGTACGACGACAACGACATGGCCTTCTACCACGACAACCACCACCTCGGTTCCTGTACCGGCACCGACAACTGTCCCTTCCTCTACGACGACAACCACCGCCGTAACTACCACCACGACTACGACGACAGTGCCGCCGACTACTACGTCGTCACCGACGACAACATCGTCATCGACAACAACGGTCGCGCCTACCACTACCGCCCCGCCGACAACACTTCCGACCACGACGACGAGCACAACATCGACAACGTTGCCGACGACTTCTACATCTGCGCCACCTGCCACGACACTCGCCCCTGTTCTAAGCACGACGACATCGACATCCTCATCGACGACTACAAGCACCACCCCGACAACAACGATCGCCTCAACAACCTCGTCGACGCAGCCATCGCAGCAGGCATCGGTGGACCGTTCAACTACCACGAGCCAGCCGATCGTCAGCGCAAAGATCGCAGACGCGCTCGACGACGCAGAACCTGAACTCGTCGCCGCGCTCGTCGACGTACTTGACGGCGAGATCGAAGTCGAAGATGTCGGCGCGCTTGTAGCCGCAGGGCTTGAGGACGCTGACCCTGTAATCATCGAAGCAGTTGTTGCCGCGCTCAATGATGCTGACGATGAAGTAAAGAGCGAACTGGAATCCGAACTGAACGTGTTCAGCGGCGCACTAGATAGTTACAAACCTGTTGGCTCCAACGTAACTGTTGCTGAACGTCGTACCATTGTTGCTGTCACAGCGACTGTCGCATCGCCTGTGTCGCCACTGCCAACACGTCGTCGCAAGGTCTGACCATGAAACTCGTCCGCTACATAACAGAACAAGCATGGACGCTGGCAGGCACAGGACTCGTGTTGATCACCTTGTCAGGCTCGACTCGCACCGCTGGCATCTGGATGAGTGTCGCCGCTGTCGTCTTGCACTTTGCTTCCTACTTCTTGCCGGACGGTGACGAATGAAACGTGCTCGCACTCGCGGTGAATGGCGAACGACCGAGGACGGTCGTCGCGTCTGGTATGTGATTGTGCTGGCGGAGGACTCGTGATCGCGCATCTCATGTTTCGAGTCGGCGCGGTGTTCGCATATTCGTCGATGGCGATCATCGGCGGTGCGTCGATCATCGGCGGCATCCCTGTTTGGAAGGCGGCCTTTCTCGCAGGCATTTCTGCGACAGCGCAAGTTGTCGAGAAGTTGGCGCGCGCCTACGCAGACGACGGTGTGATCACTCGCGAAGAGATTGACGCAGCGTTCGGGTCTCGACTATCCCAACGTGACGAAGAGCACGAGGTGTGACGTGGCTGTCTGGGTCGTGCCGATCGTCGTCGCAGTTATTACTGGACCAGTAGTTGTCTTGATGGCTCGGTTCGATCGACGCAACACGGAACAGCACGACCGCAATATCAGCGAACTACAACGCATCGGTGACAGCGTGCAACGTGTCGACACGAAGATCGACAGACTTGACAAACGCATCGACGATCACATCGACTGGCATCTTGATCAAGACTGGCAGCGGCGTGATCGAGATTCTGCCTGACGTTTGGTGTCCTCGTTGCGAGGTCGAATGGCTGTCGTCGTACTCGACCCGATGCTGGATGTGTGATCGAGAAGGTCATCGGCGGCGTGCTCCTGTGACGAGCGAAGAGAAGGCGGACGAGATTCTTCTGCGACTTCGACGACACACGCCATCGCGCTAACGCAAAGAAATATCTCCTTGTGTGTGGTAATGCCCGTGACGGCTGATAACGTGTGCATATGGGAAAGAACGAAACAGAGAAGGAGAACCCCATGAACCAGCCCAGCACCAGCCAACTCGACGAAGTCACGATCGCTTTTGATCGGCAGGAGTACGAGCCCTGCCAAGCAGGAACGATCGGATGCTGTGTCGATCACGACCCGCACAAGGACGCGCCTTGCGAGGCGTGGTGAACGAAGCAGAGATGTTCGCAGAGTTCGGTTCATCTTGGGTTCACGGTGGCGGCGACCCAGCAGACGTTTCTCTCGCTTGGGCGCAACACCGCGCCGCTTACACGACAGGAGCGATCGGATGAGCCGCTCAACTCTTATCCACTTCACCCTCGCAGATTACGTCGACGGCGGACGCTCGAAGCACGCGGCAATCTTCGCCTACGCAAAGGAGGTGCGCCTGACGCTCGAAGCAGAAGGACACCTGCCTGAGTTCGTCGAGATCGGGCTATCAAACATGAAACGATCTGCCGGAGTCTTTCGACCAAAGACACGCTCGATCGGTCTGTCAAGGCTCTACGTCGAACACGCCAGCATCGAGTCGATCGAGAACACGATCCTCCACGAGTTCGCTCATGCCTGCGACTACTTCGACAGAGGCAGATCAGATCACGGTGCCGACTGGCGGTGGTGGTGCGAGGAACTCGGTATGCGTCACATCGAGCGTTGCGCCGACGCAGACGAGGCAGGCGATATGCCGATGGGTCGATACAAGGCGAACTGCTCTGACTGTCACGCTGAAGGTCTCGCCTATCGTTGGAAGATGTCAAAGACGATGCGTGAGAATCGCTGGCTGTGCAAACACTGCCGCGGTCGAATCGTCTGGGTCGATATGAAGGTCGCCTCGTGAGCGGATATCCAGACCCCGACACTTGGCGGCAACTCGAAGTCGACGCAACGACACCTGACGGCATCGAGTTCTACGACGAGGCAGACTGTCCGCATCGTCTGCGTCGAGAACTAACACCGCGCACCGCATACTGCCGACAGTGTGGTTCGGTCGTTCCCGTACCACCGATCGTGCGCCGGTTGCGTGACCCCGAGATCGAGCAGACGACATTCGTCGATCTCTGCACACCGGACGAGGAGGCTCCTATGTTCTGACCGTGACACCCGCAAGAGATAATGAACACGCAAGAGATAATGAACACGCAAGCAAGTAACTGGAGGAAAGAAATGTCAAACGAACTTGTACCTACAACTGACGCTGGTTTCAGCCTTATGTTGCGGCAAGCCGAAGTGCTCGCCGAATCTCGAATCATCCCTGCCGCATATCGAAACAGAACACCCGATGTCGTCGCAGCCGGTCTCGCCGGTCTGTCGTTCGGCTGGGACGTGATGACGAGCCTGCGGAACTACCACGTCATTGAAGGCACGGCAAGCCTGCGACCTGAAGCAATGCTCGGTCTCGTTCGTCGAGCGGGACACTCTGTCACTCTCGAACTCTCAGACGGCGACGAAGGTCGTCAGGCAATCGCCATCGGTCGTCGAGCAGACACCGGCGACGAACACCGCGCAGTGTTCAGCGAAGTCGACGCGAAACGCGCAGGGCTGGCAGGCAAGAAGAACTGGTCACAGTATCTCGACTCAATGTTGACGTGGCGATCGGTAAGCGCGCTCTGTCGAGTTCTGTTCCCTGACGTTGTTCTCGGCGCAGGCTATGTGCCAGAAGAGATCGGTGGCGAAGTCGACGTGACAGGCACGCCGGTCGAGGTAGACCCGTTCGCTGACCCGATCATTCCGATCGCAGAAGCAAAGCGGCGAGTGCTCGCGATGTGCGACGGCGACAAGGACGACGCTCGACGCTGGTGGGAATCGCAAGACGAACTACCTCCGTCCGAGGGACTTACCGAGTCGAGGTTGCAGGCTCTGCTCGATCGAATCGACGCTGCCGACATCGTTGACGGCGAGATCGTCGACGACACGATGACAGGAGACACGGACACCGACAGCGTTACGTCGATACGCCTCGCGCTCGACCCGATCCCAGAGACCCTCCTATGAGCGTCTCTAAGAGCCGCAACACGGTTTCGAGCGTAGTTCTACCCTCGTGGATGCCAGAACTGCTCTACGGCGAAATAGAGGGCAATCCTGACGGGTCAGCATCGTTCGGCTATCTCGAAGATGAACCAGTCGTGATCTTCACGCAGTTCGACGAGGACGGCGACACTCAAGTTGTCGTCCCTCGCTCGATACTCGTCCTTGCCTACATCGAAGGCTGGAATGGTTCGCATACGTCAGACGCTGTGCGAGCGATACTGGAATGAGTGCGCCTCGGACTGCGAACACAAACAGTCCGAGGCGACACCATTGCGGTGTGGAGGTTTCACCGCACCGCGAAGAATACCTGACTGCCTTCTATGCTCAACGTCGGTCGGGAGATCAAACAAGTAACAGCCGGGGCAACGCCCCACAACGTCCCCCGGCATGGCACGACCGCAAGGAGGTCGAACACAATGAATGTTACCAACCGGGTGTCGCAACGCCATAGAGACGAGGCGATATGAGCAAGTATGTACGACTGATGAGAAACATCTGGACAGATCAAGAATGGCTCGACCTGTCAGCGGCGAGCAAGATCGTGTATGTGCAACTGATCTCGCAACCGAATATCTCGAAGGCAGGTGTCTTGCCGACAGTTCTGCGTCGCTGGGCATCTATGTATCCCGATCTCGATGTCGAGGACATCGCAGCGTCGGTCGAGGATCTGACAGCACGCGGATTCGTTGTCGTCGATGAAGACACACAAGAACTACTTGTCCGCACCTACATGCGATATGACGAGATGTTCACACAGCCGAACGGTCGAAAGGCGATCGCATCCGCATACGACGAGATCGTGTCAGACGCTCTGAAACGCATCGTCCGCGACGAGTTATCCGCACTGCTCGATAACGCCGACAACGTACTCGACGACAGTTCAGGTAACCCTTCCGGCAACCCTTCCGGCAAGACTTCCAGCAACACTTCCGTCACTCCAAGAACCAAGAACCAAGAACCACGAACCAAGAGCCAAGAACTCTTGACGGCGGACAACGAGTTCGACGAGTTCTGGACGAACTACCCGAGAAAGACTGGGAAGCAACCAGCGCAGAAAGCGTGGGGCAAACTCTCCGAACCAGATCGTCACGCCGCGTTACAAGCGATCCGCGCACACGTCGCCTACTGGCAGGCATCTCAAACTCGACCTCAGTTCATCCCACATCCAGCGACGTGGCTCAACGCTCGACGCTGGGAGGACGAACTACCGAACCCAACGGACACGACTCGTCGACCGGCACCGGGAATGACCAAGATCAGAGAGATACTGGAGGGAGCAAATGGCGCGTGAAGTCAACCCTGAAATGATGAAGGCAGCGAAAGATCGAGCAGAGGTGTACGTCGAACACGACGACCTACCGAGACGGTATGCGATTCTCGTCGCGTGGGAACCAATGAGAAAGTCAGGCAAGCGTCAGTGGGGGAGAGCGCGCGTGCAGTACGCATCAGGCAACTGCGCGACAGTCGACACCAGTCGCATTACTCTGATCAACAAGCCAGCAGAAGAGGTGGTGTCATGACATCAGACCAAGCAGCGATGCTCGTCGGCTTTCTCGTCGCAGGAACGACAGGATGGAACGACGACAGCGTGGTGGTCTACATCGACGAGGTACAGAAGCACAACGACTACGAGGCGATGGGCGCAGCAGTCAGGAACGTCGTCCGTACTTGGACAGAGGCGCGCCGTCCGCCAATCAGCATCGTGCTCGACGCGTACCGCTCAGAACTCTCCCGCCGTCAAGCACCACGCGCAGCGATTACAGGCGGGGGTCGAGTCGTCCCAGTCGCAGACGGAATCGAGATCGCACGCAAGGCATACGAGCAAGAGTGCCAGCGTCTCGGTCGCAAACCAGACCTTGTCAAGTTCGATCGGATAACAGCGAGACTGAAATGAGCAGACGCACGAACGCGCAAGAGATGCATCGTCGAGCGAAGAAGAAGAACAAACGCCGTCGAGAGTTCGGCGTCACTGACAAGCCGGTCGCTGTTCTCGGTAAGTGTGCCGTGACAACCAAACACCAATACAGCAAGCGTGACGCAGAACGAGCAGCAGAGAACATGATGCAGCGCGAGAAGTATCGAATGGACTCCTACTACTGCAACCATTGTCATTACTGGCACGTCGGTCACGACAAGCGTCGAGGAAGATTGAGGACACGACCGAAATGAAACGCTCACCGATCGAACGCCGCACGCCTCTCAAACGTGGCGCGCCTCCCGAACGTCGAACACGACTGCGACCAGTCTCAAAGAAACGAGAGAAGGTGAACCGTGCTCGCCGCGAACTCGTCGCAGGTCTGCTCGCCCAGCGACCTCGATGCGAGGCGCGTGACTTGATCTTCGTCGTCGACGACAAGCATCGTTGCGATCTGTGGTCGTGCGACATTCACGAGGTCGTGACGAGAGCGCGAGGCGGCAGCATCCTCGACCCTGACAACTGTCGTGCGATCTGTCGAGCCTGTCACGATTGGATACACGATCACCCGAAGCAGGCGACCTCGATCGGACTGCTCGCATCGAAGCCGCCAAACCCAACATGAAGAAATCTTCAACAAATGTGTGATAATGCCGCAAACGGCTGATAACTTGTGGATATGGGAAAGAACACAACACAGAAGGAGAACCCAATGAACACCACCGAGACCACCACCGCCCGAGGCACCCGCCTCACGACCACGACCGAAACGGTCGCACAGTTCCGCAGCCGCCAAGTCATATTCCCGACATGGATGCAGGAAGCCGTCGCTGGCCTCGACGACAGCGCCGAAGTCGTCGTCGTCCGAGAGCACGCCGGATTCGCCGGAACGTTCGTCCTGTCTGTCAGCCCCGCCTGACCACCACAAGGAGACAATGACCATGACCACAGTTACCGACATCACCGCAACCACCGAAACAGAGCAGCGTCTGATCGACGAGATCGAGCGAATTATCGCAGTGAAAGATCGACTCGAATCACGAGTCCGCGTCACCGAGTCACGTTTGTATCGCAAGGAATGCCAAATGGAGAGACTAATCCGCGACACCAAGATCGACTTCGAGGCAGACGGCTTCTCATTTAAGATCGACCTCCGTTTAGGCACGCAGTCTTGGGGCAAGCAGCGCAAGACTCGCATCTACGTCTCAGGCAAGCACCTCGACGAACTCGCCGACTCGTTCTCCGAGTTCTATGAGCCATACGGCGAAGAGCGTCCCGAATACAAGGCAGGTCGCCGCGTGTATCGCAAAGAAGAGCGCACGATGATCACGACCGCTCTCGAAGGCATCGGCATCGACTTCGACAAGATCAGGCACTCACAGAAGGCAGGATGCTCGATGTGTCCTTGCTCCCCCGGCTGGATCGCCGATCGCGTCGTCGAGTTCAACGACTTCCCCATCGAGGACATCTTCATTACGGTTACCCGCAAGGGCTGATCGACTCGCTCGAAGGAGTCCGGCGCGCTACCCCCCGGCGCGTCGGGCTCCTTTCTGTTGTTTGCCTAACGGCTACACTCGACCTGTGGAGTGGACGATCACCGACCGCGAACGACCGTGGACAGCGAACGCCGAACGGCGTTTGCATTACCACGAGCGCGCACGTCGAGTTCGAGAGACACGCACACGTTGGACGTGGCTGACACTCGCAGAGAACATTCCGAAACTTGATCGCGTGTCGATCACAGCGCAACCGCTCGCTCGATCACGTCGCTGGCGCGCGGACGTTGCCGCTTGCTACCCGTCGGTGAAGGCGGCGATCGATGGCATCGTTGACGCAGGTGTGATCGAGGACGATGACGACCGGCACCTTCTCTCCGTTACGTTTCTGCCGGTACGGTATGACGGCATCGATGGTCTGCGCCTTACGGTTAGTGACGAGAGTGGGAACACCTGATGGAGATACTGACGCAAGTCGATGTCGAGCAACGCATCATCGCGATTGTCGAGACGCTTGACGAGCAGGTCGCGCTGTTCGCTGAACTGTCCGCGCAACGCGCAGACGCAGAGGCGGACTACAAATACGCGTTCAGTCGTGGTCTCGTGGAGCAGCCCGGCAAGATTCCGGTCGCGACGAAAGAGGCTGTGGCGCATCTCAGGTCGCCTGACGCGTTCCGCAACTGGAAGTTGTTGGAGGCGCGCGAGAAAGCAACGCAGCAGCATATGACCTCGCTGCGTTCGCAACTTGAAGCGTTGCGGACTATCGCCGCGAATGTTCGCACTCTGACGCGCTAACTCGACCTGTCGGAATAAATCTTCGCATTGTGTGTGGTAATCCACCAAACGGCTGATATCGTTGTGTTCGTGGGAAAGAACAACAACAAGAAGGAGACCACAATGAACAAGTCAGCAGAGGTGATGGAGAACGTCGCCGCACAGATCATCAAGAGCATCGAGTCGGGAATCGCAACCGGCAAGTGGGAGAAGCCTTGGAAGGGTGGCTCGGTCGCAACGAACGCCGTCACCGGCAAGCAGTACAAGGGCGGCAACCTGATCGCTCTCTGGGTTCTCGGCGAGGACTTCGGCTCTCAGTTCTATGCAACCTACAAGCAGTGGCAGAGCGTCGACGCTCAAGTCCGCAAAGGCGAGACCGGCATCAAGTTGATCAAGTGGATCGAGAAGAAGTGCCGCGACCACGGCGACGACGTTATCTGCAACCAGTGCGGTCGAATGATTCCGTCAGTGTTCACAGTCTTCAACTCGACGCAGGTCGACGGCTGGTCAGCCCCGACAGGAGATGTCAGCGAGGACGACCGCATCGCAAGCGCAGAGGATTACCTCAACGGCGTTGGCGCAACGATCAAGCACAGCGACGAGGGTCGCGCCTACTACCGCTCATCGGACGACTCGATCACGATGCCACACTTCGAGATGTTCAAGACCGCCGAGGGCTACTACGGCACGCTGGCTCACGAACTCGTTCACTGGACAGGAAACGAGTCACGCCTCAACCGCGACCTCAAGAACAAGTTCGGCAGCGACGCATACGCCGCAGAGGAACTCGTCGCAGAACTCGGATCAGCGATGCTCTGCGCCACGCTCGGCATCGAAGAAGAGCCACGCCCCGATCACGCCGAGTACCTCGCCCATTGGGTAAGCATCCTCAAGAACGATTACCGCGCACTCTGGACAGCCGCCTCGAAAGCATCGAAGGCAGTCGAGTTCATCGACGAGCGCGCAGTGCTCGCGACGCGAGAGGAGGTTGCGTCGTGAGCGTCAGATCACTCGTGAAGGTCATCGACCAGACACCACCACCCCCCCCACCAGAAGAAGGAGAACACATGAACATCGAGTGGGAACTCATCAAGACAGACAAGCCCGGAGGCGCATGGATTATGAACAGGCGCGTCGTGCAACAGAACGTGGTCGGCGATCCTGACCACCCAGAGACTGTGCAGATCAAACGCACAGTGACAGGCGAGCGGCAAGAGGCATTTACGACTCTCGCAAACGCTCGTCGGTCGATCGCCGCAGAGTTGCGGCTTGACAAACGAGTTCGTCTGCGTAAGCAGTCTGACTCTCAATACAACTATTCATTCAGCCCAACCGCCTGACAGGAGGAATCATGCGCGGACGCAAAGCACTTATCAACCGACCCGATATCAAGCACCCCTACCATCTCGAACTACTCGACCCTGTTCAGCGTCAAGTTGTTCGATACCGATGGGGCATGGAAACTAAGACACCACTCACGCGACAAGAGACAGCGTGGGAGATGAAGACCACCCTAGAGACTGTTCGCAGGATCGAGCAGAGTGCCGCGCAGGTCATCATCGATCATCTTCAGTCAACGCCTCGCGTAGAAGAAGAAACCTTCACTGCGCTCGCGATGATCGAGAAGGCGGTGGCAGAGATCGCTGTCTTGCGTGACGACTTGAACGCTCTGCGAGAAGATGTCAGCGATCACACGGTCACGCTCGAAGCCGCACGACGTAACAGGCGATGGTTTCGGAGACTGCCATGATGAAACTGCTCGACGTGTTTCGGCGCTGCAATTTCGGTCGCTGGTACGAGAAAGGCTTGAACGAAGGGTGGCTGACGTATGGCTGTATGCAACACAACCCGCCTATGACTGACGACTTCTTGGAAGAGTTCAACGAGAAGTTTGAGAACGGCGACGACCCGTGCCTGCATGTCTTTATGGTGTCACCCGACAAGGCTAAGGTGTTCTGCTTCGACAGCAACGATTACATCAAAGAGATGTCAGAACTACTGGAGCCGTAGGAGAACTGCGAACGGGGAGCGGGATTGCCCCTCATGTAACACCGTCTGATGAACCTCGTCTGTGGCTTAGTAACCCGCAGGCGGGGTTCACTACATTCGGCGGCGACGTTTCTCCTCGAACCTTTGCCGCTCTGTCATTCCACCCCAGACACCCCAATGCTGATGGTTCTCAAGCGCGTATTTCAAACAGTCCTCACGGACAGGACATTCGCCGCAGAGAGCCAACGCCTTGATTGGTCGTCGACCTGACTTCGGGTAGAACCATTCAATCGGTTTGTTCTTACAGACAGCGTGCAGCGACCACTCACCGGGGGCTGGGATACCGTCTGGAAGATCGAGCACGGCACCACCGTAACTGATCGTCGCCTTACCGCAGTGACAGTTGTCTATGCTGACGCTATGGCAGATCAAACGAACACTGAAGAGGTGGCAGTCGATTCGCTCGTTGTCCACCCAGATAACCCTCGTGTCGGCGACATCGGCGCGATTATTTCGTCAATAGAACACAACGGCTGGTACGGAACGATTGTCGCCCAAACATCGACGCGTCACGTTCTTGCTGGCAACCATCGTCTGATGGCAGCGCAGGCTCTCGGTTTATCCACAGTGCCTGTGTATTGGGTGGATGTCGACGACGCGAAAGCACGCCGCATCCTTCTCGCAGATAACCGCGCGACCGATCGCGCTACCTACGACGATGACCGTCTGCTCGATCTCTTGACGACTGTCTCTGAACAGGACACGTTGCTTGGCACCGGCTGGGATGAGGACGAGGTTCGCAAACTGTTGGGCATTCTCGAGGACGACGAGGTTGATGACACACCGTTCGATGTTCTGTCGCCAGACACGTTGGAGACAGAGTATGCGTGTCCGTCGTGCGGATATGAATGGTCAGGCTCACCAACCCCGGGCAAGGCTCGACATACAAGCGACGACGATGACGACACAGCCTGAATACCAAGTACCGTCGATGCTCGACATCGCTGCGCTCGAACCGAACGGGCGCAAGGTGATCTCGACATTCTCTGGTTGCGGCGGATCGTCTCTCGGCTACCGGATGGCAGGCTGTCATGTAGTCGCAGCCAACGAGTTCGTCCCGGCTGCAGGCGAGGTCTACAAACTCAATGCGTCACCGTCAACGATTCTCTTCGACGACGACATCAGAGAACTCACTGGCGGCATCATTCTCGATCGTGTCGGACTCGATGTCGGCGAGTTGGATATCTTCGATGGCTCGCCACCTTGCGCGTCGTTCTCTGCGGCAGGCAAACGATCAGGCGGCTGGGGACAAGTCAAGAAGTATTCCGACACGGCGCAACGCGTTGACGACTTGTTCTACGACTACGCACGAGTGCTCAAAGAGATTCAGCCGAAGGCGTTCATCGCAGAAAACGTAGACGGACTTGTCAGAGGCGAGTCCAAGGGCTACTTCAAGATGATCTATCGCGAACTCGAACAGTGCGGCTATCAAGTCGCGGCAGCAGTTCTCGACGCGTCACGGCTCGGCGTACCGCAAGCGCGCAAGCGTCTGATCTTTATGGGGCTGCGTAATGACCTGAGAGCGCAGGTACGGTATCCAACGCCCCTACCGTACAGATACACCCTTCGCGACGCTCTACGGCGAAATGAGGCGCGTATCGCACGGCGTAATTACGGCGGCGACAGAATCGAACTCGACAAGCCCTGCCCGACGATTACTACGCACTCAGACGAGTTCTGGATGCTCGACGAATCAGTCACCGACCCAGAGACCGCGCGCGACCTTCGACGCAAGTGGGGTGACGAGGCATACGAGAAACTCATCCGCACTCTGTACGACGACGAGACCGATCGACACATCGGCTTCACTCGATACGCGATAGGTCCAGAATGGAAACCGTTGAAGCAAGGCGAGTCATCCGCCAGATACTTCCAACTGGTTCGACCCTCCTACAGCAAGCCCTGCCCGACCGTTACAGCAACAGGCGGCTCAGTCGGAGCAGCATCAGTCACACACCCAAGCGAACCACGCAAGTTCAACCTTCAAGAACTACGCCGCATCTGCTCATTCCCAGACGACTTCATCCTCGCGGGCTCATACGAGCAACGCTGGGAAAGACTCGGACGATCAGTCCCACCAGTAATGATGAAAGCAATCGCAACCACCATGTGCGAGATACTTGACGAGGCAGAACACAATGACTGAATCATGGATACCTGATGACTGGACATTCAAGTCCGACGACGTAGCAAACAGATTCGACCAACACGTCCGCGACACACTCCCGTGGTACGACCTCGCAACACACGGAGTCGCACACCTCGTCCGCGCCTACCTGCCAGAAGGCGGAACGATGTACGACATCGGCGCATCCACAGGAAACATCGGACGCGCAACAGCAGACACCATCAAGACACGCAACGCGAAACTCATCGCGATCGAACCCGCCGAAGAAATGGCGCGACTCTACAAAGCCCCCGGCAACCTAGAGATCGTCAGCGCAACCGAATACCCATATGAGAAGTTCGACGTGGCAGTCCTCTTCCTCGTCCTCATGTTCATCACTAGCGACGAACGAACCAAACTGATCAACCGACTCGAACAGGAACTCAACCCCGGCGGAGTCATCATCATCGTCGACAAGATCGAAGCCGAACCCGGCTACCTCGGATCAACACTCACCCGCTGGACACTCAGACAGAAACAACTCGGCGGAATCAACCACGCAGAGATCATCGACAAAGAACTCTCACTTGTCGGAACCCAACGACCGATCTCCCCCAACTACCTCGAACAGTACACCTGCTGGCTCCGCATAGGAGAGTTCGCAGGCTACATCTTCGAGAACGACCAGCACCTCTAACTCTCTGAACGCTCTGAACGCTACAGTCTGAACACATGGCTAAGGGACAGACACCCGCGCTAACTCCTCAACAGGCGGACAGGTATCGGGAAGTGGTGCGTATGCGCGCTGCCGGTATGACGTTTGACGAGATCGCAAAGCAGGTTGGCTACAAGTCGCGCTCTGGTGCGAAGGAGGCGTATGACCGCGCGCTCGAAATGTACGGGACGGAGGCGGTCGGTAATCTTCGAGCGTTAGAGGGTGAGCGACTCGAACAACTCTGGCGGCAGACGTTCAGCCGTCTGCTCGAACGTCCAGATGATGCGCGCGAGTTCGCCGCGCTGATCAACGCTGCTGTGCGTATCAGTTCGCAACGGTCGTCGCTGTTCGGGCTTGACGCTCCGAAGCAGGTCGAGGTGACAGGACAGAACGGCGCGCCGATCGAGACAGATGTCGGTCGTTTGCTCGTCGAGCGCATCCGCGCGCTGGGTGTGGAGCCTGAAGGTCTCGACGACGTGATTGACGTTGAGGAGACATCCGGTGACGAGATCACTCGCTGAGATAATGGCGTCACTTGATGACGCTGCTCTCGAACAAGTGCTGGATGGTTTGACAGAGGCTCAACGTCGAGCAGTCATGTACGACTGGACTGTATGGCGACGACCGAAACAGAGAACACCGGACGGCGCGTGGCGCGTCTGGTTGATTCTTGCTGGTCGTGGTTTCGGTAAGACTCGAACCGGCGCAGAGTTCATTCGTGAACAGGTCGAGGCTGGGCGCGCGTCTCGCATCGCTCTCGTCGGCGCAACAGCAGCAGACGTTCGCGACACGATGATCGAAGGCGCATCGGGTTTGATGTCTGTGTTCCCGCCGGGGCAACGTCCTAACTATGAGCCATCGAAACGGCGTGTCACGTTCTCGAATGGTGCGACCGCTGTCGCCTACTCTGCTGACCAGCCTGACCGCCTGCGTGGACCTAACCACGATCTTGCTTGGGCTGACGAGTTAGCGGCGTGGAGATACATGGATGCGTGGGACCAGTTGATGCTCGGTCTACGTCTCGGCGATCACCCGCGAGTCGTCGTCACGACAACGCCGCGACCTATCCAGATCATCAGAAGGCTCGCTGCTGACAGCACAGGCAAGGTGCGTCTGACTACTGGCTCGACATACGAGAACGCCGCGAACCTTTCACCAGAGTTCATCGAGGAAATGCGGCGACGCTACGAAGGCACACGCCTCGGTCGTCAGGAACTCGAAGCACAGATCATCGACGACGTTGACGGCGCGCTCTGGGAACGTGAGAACATCGACACGAACCGAATCGTCACACCTCCAGCGATGCGGCGCGTTGTTGTAGCGATCGACCCTGCGGTCACGTCGACACAAGAGTCAGCAGAGACAGGCATCGTCGTCGCAGGCGCAGACAGCAACGGCGCAGGCTACGTCCTCGACGACCGATCGTTGCGTGCCAGCCCGAACGAATGGGCAGCAGCCGCTGTCGCCGCGTACCACACGCACAAGGCTGACGTGATCGTCGCCGAGGCGAATCAGGGAGGCGACCTCGTGTCGTCACTCATCAGAACTATCGACCCGAACGTGCCGATCAAACTCGTGCGCGCCTCACGCGGCAAACGAACTCGCGCAGAGCCAGTCGCCGCGCTGTACGAACAGGGACGCGTTCATCACGTCGGGTTCTTCACGTCGCTCGAAGATCAGTTGTGCTCGTGGGTGCCAGATGTCTCTGACTCTCCCGACAGACTTGACGCGCTCGTCTGGGCGTTCACTGATCTCGTCATCGATGCGAGTCGTGCCGCGCCTATCGCTGCGCCGGTATCGCTCACGCAATCTTCTCCGTGGCGTTTCTAATAGTTACGCGCTGTTGAGAGAAATCTTCAACAAATGTGTGGTAATGCCGCAAACGGCTGGTATCTTTGAGTTATGGGAAAGAACACCAACGAAAAGGAGAACCCAATGGACACCATCGAAGTAACAATTTCACAGCGAGTTCTTATGGATCACACCGCTCGCCTCTACAAGTGGGACGGCGACCTCGGCTTCAACCACATCGCCTTCGAAGGCGCACACATCGAGTGCGTTCGGAGCACCGCAACCACAGGCACGAGCCTCTTCACTTACAGAGCACTCGTTGAGTTGATCGAAGATCTCGACTACCAGAGCAACTTCACCGAACTCCGCGCAGACAAGAAGTCCTACCGCCGCGCTCTCGCCCGCGCTAGAGAAGCAATCGCAAACTATTACGAGGTCAAGTGATGAACAGGTTCACCGCAGTCGAGCACGTCCACGAGAACGTCGAGAAGAGCATCCGCCGGACTTGGAGCAACCGAGGCTTCAATGGCTGGTCGCTCAATAGCAACCACGGCATCGCACTCACGCACACGATGTACCCGCAGAACATCTACACGATCGGCGATCGCCGCCAGCCACACACGATGGCAGAGATCGTCAATGCCAAGTCACCCATCCACGCAATCGTCACCTACGAGATGCGCGTCGGTGTCCCGCTCCGAATGATCGAGGTGACGCGATGAACACCTCACACAACTTCTACCCGACAGGCAGAGGCGGCAAGTGGCACGCAGGCTCGCACACCGGAGGACAGATCGAGTTCCACGCAATCTGCGACGGCAGAATCGAACTACCTGACACCACCACCCTCGCCGATCGTCTCACCTACACGCTGGAGCAGTTAGGTGGCAACGCGTGCCACCCGATCGTCTGTCGACGCTGCGCTCAGGCGATCATCAAGCATCAGGACGAGGCACAGCGACTCGACGAGGAATGGATCGTTGAGGGTCAGTACAGCGCGCTGTACGGCTGGGAGGTTCTCAGCCACTGCGAGAGCGAGCAGGAGGCAGATCAGATTCTGTCTGACTATCGCCGCGCAGACCCACGCACACCAGTACGCAGAAGGAAGGTGAAGTGAAATGAGTAGGCAATATGTTGACCTGACTCTCGAAGAGGTACAGACCGAAGCCTTCGAGGAAGTGATCTACGAAGTCGTGGAGGGCTGGTTCCTCGACGACACGATGGACTTCTACGACCTCACCGATCGCATCGACGACCTCATCGAGTTCGACATGGACATCAGCACGCCGACGGTTCGCAAGTGCCTACCGTCAGGCGACATCGACCAGCCGATCTACAAGCACGTCCGCAAGATCGCTCGCAAAGCAAAGCGGGAGTTGACGCTATGAGTTCGCTCGTCGAGTTCTGCGACTTCTGCAAACGCGAGGTCGTGACGAGAAACCATATGACCCTCGACGGCGAGATGTACGACCGGCAATCTGACACGCTGCGCCCAAGATACATTTCTGTCTGTGATCTCTGCGAACCGATCGTGCGTCAGCGCGGCTACATCAGAAACGAGTCAACAGCCATTCGATAGTTCGACGCAGTGCGGTTACTGCGGTGGCAGGATGAGACAGGAGCACGCCCACTACAAGTGCGTGGAGTGCGGACGACGTGACGCGTGTTGCGAGGGCGTGTACTAATGGCGATTGGCTCAGAGGGTGAGATCGGTGTCGAGTTCCGAACCGGCTCCAAGGACATTCACTACCCGTGGATTGTCGATGGCGTACAACGTCAACTCATGCACGGCGATTCCAAACTCTGCTTCATCGCTGGTCGACCTGACAACATCTACCCGGCGGACGGCGACTTCGTGTGCGTCGATACTCGACGTGGGGAAGAGTCGCGCACCGTGATCGAGAAACCTCACGACGCTCTCGGCATGGGCTACCTCGATTGACGACCGCTATCTGTCGGCTACGCTGAATGACGTGACTGACCTCGATCCGACCATCGCGAAGGCAAAGCCATCGTCAACCGACTTCATGGAGATCGGGTCATCAGGTCTGCACCAGTACGGCGGCGAGATTCGGAACGACTTCCTGCGTCAACTGCAAGGCAAGCAACAGTATGCGAACTACCGCGAGATGGCAGACAACGATCCTGTCGTCGGCGCGATGCTGCACGCAATCGAAATGCTGATCCGTTCAGTCGACTGGACAGTTGAACCAGCAGACGCGAACGACGAGCGCGCAATCGCAGAGGCAGAGTTCGTGTCAACCTGTCTGTCGGATATGTCGAACTCGTGGGCAGACACGCTCGCCTCGATCATGGGATTCCTCGTGTACGGCTACTCCTACCACGAGGTCGTGTACAAGCGTCGGCAGGGCTACACGAAAGATCCGCGCACCCGTTCGCGTTACAGCGACGGACGTATCGGCTGGCGCAAACTACCTGTGCGCTCTCAGGAAACAATCGACCGCTGGGAACTCGACAACAACGGCGGCATCAGAGGCGCATACCAGAATGACCCGAACGCGAAGTCAAAGGGTGTCGTGTACATCCCGATCGAGAAGGCGTTGCTGTTCCGCACGACGACGAAACTGAACAACCCGCAAGGACGCTCGATTCTTCGCAACGCGTTCACGTCGTGGTACTACAAGCGACGCATCCAAGAGATCGAAGCAATCGGCATCGAGCGCGACCTCGCAGGTCTGCCTGTTGCTCTCGTTCCTCCACAGATGCTGTCTGACTCTGCGACCGCTGGCGAGCGCGCGGCACTCGACGCAATCAAACAGATCGTCAGAAACATCAAGCGCGACGAGCAAGAGGGCATCGTGTTCCCTCTCGCCTACGACCCTGAGACTGGCAACAAGGCGTTCGACTTGACGTTGCTGTCAACAGGCGGTCGCCGTCAGTTCGATACAGATGCGATCATCGCGCGCTATGACCAGCGCATCGCTATGACTGTGCTGGCTGACTTCCTTCTGCTCGGTCACGAGAAGGTCGGCTCGCAAGCGTTAAGCGTCTCGAAGGTCGATCTGTTCATCCAGTCGCTCGACGCATACCTGTCTGAGATCACTGAAGTGTTCAACCAGCACGCCATCCCACGTCTGATGAGGCTCAACGGAATCGACGAGGCGTTGTCCCCAACGCTGTCCGCGTCTGCGCCACGTTCTGTCGATATCGGCGCGCTCGGTTCGTTCATCACGTCGCTTGCTCAAGCAGGCGCACCTCTGTTCCCTGACGAGACGCTCGAAGGCTATTTGCGAACCGTCGCTGGTCTACCTACTGGGCAGGCAGAGGAAGTCTGACCGATGCCCGGATCTGTTCGGGCGATACGTCGAGCACTCGACCCGATCCGAGGTCGCGGTCGCGTTCCGCTCTCGAAACGTAGAACAGCAGGTCACCCAGAGTTCCGTGAGGCTGGAGCCACGACCCTTTCGCAACTCGAACTCGATCTTGCTGACGTGCTCGTGGCGGTTGTTGACTCTATTTCCCACGAGACCCTCCTAGATTCAGTTGAGAGCGGTGAAGTAGCAGATTATGGGCGAGACGTACTCAACGCCCTTTCGCAGCGTTCTACGGCGATAGAGAGCGCGTTGATGGCAGCGTTCGTTGCTTCAGGCGATGCAGCAGCCATCGAGATCGGCAACCAACTGGCGCGCGACTACCGTCGAGTAGGGAAAGCAGAGACACCTTCGCCGTCCGAGGTCGCGCTCAGATTCCGGTTCGATCGCACCGACCCGCGCGCTGTCGACTGGGTGCGACGAGAGTCAGCAACAATGATCACGAACATGGTGCGATCTGAACAAGAGTCGATTCGCGCAATCATTGACGCATCGTTCTCCGCGCAGCAGACAGTGCAGCAGACAGGTCGAGGAATCTTCGCGCAACTTCGCACAGTCAACCCGTCAGCAGGAGCGCGAGAGTTCGCAGACACGCTCGGCTCGAACCTCAACGGTCTGACTCGACGCTATGAGACAGCAGTCATCAACCGCGTCACCGCAGTCGCTGATGATCTAGCAAGTCGAGGCATCACCGGAACGAAAGCACTCGAACAGATGCGAAAGGAAGGCGACAAGTACGCGACACAACTGCGCCGTGCTCGATCTCGAACCATCGCACGAACCGAACGGATGCGCGCCCATAACCAAGCGCGCCTGTTGACGTTCCAGCAGGCAGTCGACTCTGGCATCGCATCAGCAGAGCACTCACGCAAACAATGGCAGACAGGACCTTTCGACGTTTGCCAGATATGTGTCCCGATGCAAGGTCAAGAACGCAAGGTGGCTGAACCGTTCGCGCTACCGAACGGCGCGCAAGTCGAGTCACCCCCGGCGCACCCGAACTGTCGTTGCACGATGACGATGAGAACTGACACCCGTCTGTATGAGCCACCACAGAATCTTGGAACAGGAACGCTCGGCGACCCGTTCCGTACTGTGCCACGCGACTTCTCAGACGCTGGTCAAACATTCGCAAGTCGACCGCTACCAACTCCGCCTCTGCCGTCGACTGAAACAGGAAACGGAGAAACCTAATGGCGATCAACGTCCCGTCCTATGTTCGAGCGAACGCAAAGCGCGGTCTCGATCTCTTAGAGTTCGCTGGCGACGGTCTGCGCCCTAAGACTGTTCGAGAGGCGCGTGCGATGGCGCGCGGCGAGATGACAGCAGAGAAGGTTCGACGTATGGCGGCGTGGCTCGCTCGACACTCGACCGATCTGTCATCACCGAAGGCGAACGAGTACCTGTCAGGCGATCGAGAACGACCGACACCGGGACAAGTCGCGTGGCTGCTCTGGGGTGGCGATATCGGACGCGCTAATCGAGACCGCGCACAGGACTGGGCTGAGAGAACTCGCGACCGTCTGATCGAAGAGGGCGAACTCAACAAGGCAGTGTCAGCGCGAGTTCGTCAAGGACTACAAACGAAAGTCGACGAGCACAACGAGAAACACACAGGCAAAGGCAAACGTGTAACGCTCGCAATGCTCGCCGCCGTGTTCGAGCGCGGCGTGGGTGCGTACAACACGAACCCGTCGTCCGTCCGCCCTAACGTCACGTCGAGCGACCAGTGGGCATACGCTCGCGTGAATACTTTCCTGCAAGCGGTACGCACAGGACGATTCCCCGGCAAGGCGTTCGACACCGATCTGCTTCCAGAAGGACATCCACTCTCGTCGAGAGATTGACACGAGGCGGCTCTATTTCGCCGCGTAACAGCCGAAAGCCGCCCCACCAGTATTGGCAGGACGGCTCGGCTCCGAACGCGCTCTATGGGAAAGACTCAGGATGAAGGAGCCTGAGCGCGCTCGATGATCTCTGGGCGGGTCGGACGCTTGTAGAAACCAAACAGGTTGTCGTCGTTGCTTGGGGTGATTGTCGCGGTGAACCGAACGCGGTCGCCGACCTCGACATCGTCGATTGCTCGTGGGATAGTTCCCCACGCTGCCCAGCCTGCGTCGGTGAGCACTCGCATCTTCCAGCAGGAACCGTACTCGCTGTGAGTCTCGCGGATCGTGAGGCACTCGCCTTCGATCTCGACCTTTCCTGTCGGGCAAGGCGTTGCGTCTGCGCGTGATGCCTCTTGCGCGGCGAGGCGTGCGGCGCGCTCTTGCATCTTGGCTCGGTGGTCGGTTGCGCCTGCCGGTGCGTAGCAAGCGAGACCAAGAGCCTTGACTCCGATGTATTCGCTATCGGCGATGCGGCGAAGGTTGAGTCCGAACTCGCCGTCCTGATCGCGCATGAAGTCGAGAACCTGTGCGACGGTGACGGTCGCGGCGGGAGCCTGCGCGAGTTCGTTGCGAACGTCTGCGAACTCTTTGCTGTTCCAGAACTTGCCGCTCAGCATCGCCTCGACGATCGAGCGGGTCGGAGTGCCGAACTCGCTGCCCTTCTTGACGTAGCCGAGGCGGTTCGCCTCAATCGCTGCTTCGAGAACGATGACGGTCGGGAACTCGATCTTGCCGGTGCCGCGCTCGATCTCGGTTGGCTCGTCGAGTGCGTCGGAGAGGACGGTTGTCCAGAACGGGTCGTGACCGAGGAAGTCCTTCGCGCAGGAACCGCCAACCTGAACTTGCTCGCCTGCGTCGTTGCGAACGAAGAGAACCTTGTTGCGCTGTGTGCGACGCTCGCAGTGATCGCAGCGAAGCATGTCGACACTCTCGGCGATCGTGGTGTCGTCGTCGAACGTAAAGATGAGCGGCTCGTCTGTGCCGGTTGCGTCTGCGACTGCGACGAGCACCCACCCGCCTGAGAATCGAACGAGGTCGGTGAACGTAACTGCGACTCGGTAGGCGGTCTCTGGTGCGCCGGTGATCTCGTTGAACTCTTCGAGTGTCTCGACGTTCGCGGCGAGGTCGGTCGCGATTCCCTTCTTGGCTGCTCGACCTGCGAGGGCGTTGACTTTGGCGACGACGATTGCTGCGTCTGTCGCGGTCGTGTATGTGCGAGTGATCGTGTTCATCTGGTTCTCCTTCTGGTTGCTGTTCTTTCCCATAGCCACAAGTTATCAGCCGTTTGGGGCAATATCCCACATCTACTGACAAACTGGCGTATCTATTACCTCTAATGGTTGCCGGTAGGCGGACTGCTACTGTTCGAGGTGTGGCTACAAAGCGCGAGGACGGAGAGGACTTCCCAGCAGAGGCGTTCGCCTATGTGCCGGACGAGGACTCACCATCCACTTGGAAACTCCGCCTCTGGGACTCGCTCAGAGCGCAAGAGACGGCTGAGCAAATCGGACGCGCTGTCGCCGCACTATCACCCGCAGGGTTTCGAGGCAACCGTGTCGAGATTCCCGCAGACGACCTAGCGGGCGTCAAACGCCGCGTGCTTGCCGCGTGGCTCAAGACACACCCAGACGAATCAAGAGAGGACGCACCCGAAGTGCTCAAAGGCTACAACTACGAAACGAAGGACGACGACGGAGCAATCGACCCGCTCGATGAACTCCTCGACGCATACCAGTCCTTTGTCCGTATGGGGCGCGTCGAGTTCGCCGACGAGACGATGGGACTCGTTCACGATCTGCAAACGATCATGGTCGGCGCAGACCGCGAAACAACAAAGGCGCACGACATGGGATATGCCAACCCCGTTGGCTGTCTCGCGCAGGCATACCTCGGACTCGTGATGTTCCCCGACTCGCGTGATCTCGCACGCCGCATCCTCGCTCTGATGGATCGAGCAGCAGACGCGCTGTCACCAGCAGCAGAGGAGACCAACGATGAGAGCAGCGATCAAGATAGGTCTATGGGCAGCGACGACATGGCTCGTGGCAGCGACAACGACCGTCGTATGGTGCAGCGTGAGATACGCGTCGAGGATGACCAGTTCTGTGTCTACTCAGAAACCGGTCGTGCGTTCGGTTGCTATGCCGAGCGTGACGCAGCCGAGGCGCGCCTCCAACAGATAGAGCAGTTCAGCAAGGCGACGCTCGAACCCGCAACACTTGAGATGCTGATCGAGTTCCACGACGCGTCACACAACATCGAAGTCGTCACGCCAGCAGTCAAAGAGATTCACGACTTGATCTCAGACGAGATCGAAGTCATGCACGAACTCGCAGAGCCATACGCAATCCCGAACACTGTCAAGCAAGCGATGCTGACTCGACTCGATTCTGGGTTCGTCTCGAAAGCAGCAGAGCACCGCTACACGCTAGGTCCTGCGTATGTGCCAGACCGCGAGGACGCGCACGGCGAGTTCACCGACACGGAAACTCTCCAGAGTGCGATGTGGGAATGGGTACGCAAAGGCGACCGCACGATCTACCTTCAGCACTCAGACAAGCCTGCTGGCGAGATGGTCGAACTGATGACGATGCCGTTCCCGCTCGAAGCAGAACTGACAGTGCCTAATCAGGGTGTCACCAGATACCAGTTCCCGGCAGACACGCCGTTCCTCGGAGTCGTCTGGGAGCCGTGGGCATGGGAGATGGTGAAGGCTGGACAGTTGCGTGGCTATTCGATCGGCGGGTCAGCGCGTCGAGTCGAAGCCGACCTGCCAGTTGAGGCAACTGTCTAATACTCGTGTTGCAGTAACGCCTCGACGAACTCTGTTGCTTGATGCGCGCGACCGCGTTCGAGCATCGCGAGAATCTCGACGAGATCAGCACGCGCTTTCGTTCGTGTCGTGTTTCGCTTGTAGGTGTCGATCTCTCGACCGTCAACGAATCGCGGCAAGACATAGATCGCGCATCGGTCTCGACGTTCTGCGAGTCGAGCGATCACGTCTGTCTTGTGGAGGACAGATAGCGCGCCTGACGCTTGCCCGTGATGCCAGTCGAACCACGAGGCGATGTCTTTCCACGTTGCGCCGTACACGCCTTGTCGAGCGAGATGGTCAAGCACTTGTCTCTGTCGCCGCGTAGTCGTCCCATTTGCGTCGTCGCGCCGCGCACGCTCCTCGCTGGAGGTAGAGCCTGCAAACCCGGATGTGCCAGCGTACGGGAGCATTGGGAGGTCGAAGAGGTTCGGGTCGTCGCTCATATCCGCTCATACCTTTCGGTGTGCGAGTCGTATCGCAGAGAGATCGGCGTGTGGTCGTCGAATCCGACGCTGACTTGCTTACGAGGTAGCCCGATCGGGATTCCTGTGCGCCGCATCTTTCGTCGAGTTCGAGCAGTAACGCCTCCACGGATGCCGTGATCTTCTGGCGACGGGAACCGGAACGCGTCCGCAAGACATTCGATCTGTACCGAACAGTCCTCGCACATCTCGATGATCTCGCTGCTCACTTTCCCGTTCTCTGGGAAGAACAGCGCAGTCGGTAGCCCTTTACAGGCGGCGAACTCTTTCCAACTCATTTCGACTTCTCCTTGTCAGTCAGATCGGCAATCACGATGACTAGTTTGAGTATGCAGTAGGCGAGCAGCCCGACTGCTGCTGCGGCGAACAGATCGGCAATCATGTCAACCTCGGCAAGCGCGTGTTGATCTCTTTGACGATTGAGTCGATCTGCTCGACCTTTACGTCACCGATAGCAAGCAGCATCAGAATCTTGTTGAACTCGGTCGCACGCAAGTCGGCGCGCACGAATCGTTCCTTGAATCGTCTGAACTCGGTCTCATAGTGCTTCGCATTATGTTCAGCGGTTGCCAGTCTCTGCTCGACTGTTCGCTCGGCGTGAACAAGACGCTCTCTGTCTGAGTGCTTCGCGCAGTAGCCCGTCTGGGTGAGCGACTGTGCGCCACAGAAGCAACGCTCAAAGTCAGCCATTGTTCTCACCCGCCTTCGCGTCATGGAAGTTGCCGCTGATGAAGCAGTCACCGCATACACGGTCACCGCCGATGCTGTACGGGTACTTGCCTTGTCCTTCTGGAACAACGACACCGCACGACTCGCATTTGAGATCGAGGTCGTCGTTGTCCCATTCGTTTGCGAGACAGTGAAGTGCGTCTGCGAGATCACGCAGTTGCTGTGAGTTGCTCGCTCGAACATACAGACTGTTGATCTCGTTGCGCGCCGTCAGTCGGAACGATGCGCCGCCGAGTTTGTGATCGCAGTGATGCGCTACGTTCGCCGCCGCGGTCTCTGCGTCGAACGATGTTGATGTGGCTATTGCTGTCATGACTACCTCCAAGTGTCAAGTGTGATTAGTAGCAGATGTCCTCGGCGCAGATCGAGTCGATACCGAACCAAGAAAGAACCTCGCCGAGTAGGTACAGCGAGAGCAGGATGCCGCCGGTGACGATAAGTCCAGCGACGATCTGACGAACCGCGTACCTCCATCGAGGCAGGCGAGTCGGTCGAGTGTTCGAGTAGAGAGCGGTCATTATTTCTTCCCCTTTGGTTTCTGCGCGCCGCGCTTCGGATAGTGACCGGCACCGCCGACGTATTTCGTCGGCAGCGCCTTGTTGCGTGGTCGGTCGGTGTAGGTTCTCATCGAGCCCATCACTTCACCTCCTTGTAGGCGAAACGATGAACACCGAAATGGTTTGCGAAGGTGACGCGGGTGTACTTCGCAAATGTTCCTGACTTAGCCCGCTTCACATCGAAGCCTCGTGCGTCTCGCTCTGCAACTTCCCAACGCTGGACTCGGTTGTAGGTACGCTCGTCGCCGTCGGTCAAGATGTATTCGGCGGTCTCAAACCAGTAACCACCAGCGTGGTGGCGACCGCCCCATTCAGAGCCGCCGTTGTAAGTAGCGAGAACGACATCGCCCTTCTTGAGAGAAGTGATGCGAACCTTCTCGTAGTCGGTGCCGTTGATTGTGATGGTGTCGGTTGCTGTGTTCATTGGGTTCTCCTTCTGTGTTGTGTTCTTTCCCATACGCAACACGTTATCAGCCGTCACGGGCATTACCACACATTTGTTGCAGATTCCTTCAGGGAGCCGCTAACGCTGCGAGAGTTCGATATGCCGAGTTTGCTACCATCTGAGGAACCGAGTCGCCGACAGATGGAGGGCAAATGGGATTAGCAGACGCACTAACGAACGAGATGCAAAGAGAGGTGCGGCGACGATGCCATTTTGGTCGGCTGCTCGAAGAGATGAGCGACGACGACCGTCGAGCAACCGAGTCTGCGATCGAACAAGTACGTGCTGGCAGACGAGCAGTTGGCACATCGGCTAACGGACACACGCAACTAACAGCAGCCGCTATTCGTCGAGCACTTACCAGCGAGGGATACGTCACGTCAAAGGACACGGTCGAGAAACACGTCGGCGGATTCTGTTCGTGTGGTGCGAAATGAGTATGGCAGACAAGATCACCGCAGAGGCAAGCAAGTCTCCATCGGCGCGTCGTGAATCACTTGGACGCATCGCAGACCTACTCGACCGCAACGGCATCGACCTCGACGAGATCGGACGAGTCCAGCGCGTGTCGCTCTACCAGTCGCTGACCAAGAACGATGAAGGCGAGGCAGAGATACACGACCTCGCCGCAGTTCAACTGTCGCCCGCTTGGGAGGATGGACCTAAATGGGAACTGCCGAACCGAGGACCGGCGATCAAGTTGCCGATCCGCAAAGCCAAACCATCGAAGTCGACGAAATGGAACACGGCAGCGATCATCCCTGACATTCAGATCGGCTACTTCAGACTTGCGGACGAGACGCTCCAACCGACACACGATGAGACAGCGATCGAGACCGCGTTGGCGATGGTTCGAGACATCGACCCTGACCTAGTTGTTCTCCACGGCGACAATCTCGACTTGCCTGAACTCGGCAAATACATTGTCACGCCAGCGTATGCGCGAACGACACAGGCAAGCATTGATCGAGCGACAGTCCTCTGCGCGCAACTTCGAGACGCGGCACCGCGCGCTCGCATCATCTGGCTCGCAGGTAACCACGAGGAACGTCTGCCACGTCATTTGATCTCGAACGCTGTCGCTGCATTCGGGTTACGGCGCGGCTCTGATCCTGAAGGGTTCCCTGTTCTCTCTGTTCCGTTCCTATGCCGTATGGACGAGTTCGGTGTCGAGTACCTGCCCGGATATCCAGCAGCATCGTTCTGGGTCAACGACCGGCTGCGAGTTATCCACGGCGACAAAGTGAACAGCAACGGCTCGACCGCATCGAAGTATCTCGCACGAGAGAAAGTCAGCGTGCTGTACGGACACATTCATCGACGCGAATGGGCAGAGATGACACGAGAAGATCACGATGGACCTCGAACCGTGCTCGCCGCATCACCGGGGTGTCTGGCTCGTATCGACGGTGCGGTGCCGTCTGTCAAAGGCGGAACTGATCTCGACGGTCGTCCGATCGTGCGGCACGAGGACTGGCAGCAAGGAATAGCAGTTGTTGATTATCAAGAAGGTGACGGCGCGTTTCATCTCGAACTGGTTCCGATTCGTGAGGGACATGCTCGTTGGCGGGGGGTCGACTACTGTCGACCAGATGAGTGAATGGGTTGATCTAGCCGACACGACCGGACTCGTTGGCTACGCGATCCACCACATGACAATTGTCAACGAGACTGGTGTAGGTCCAGCCTGCTATCTCCAAATGGTTGACGCTGAAGGAGACGTGACAGCGTTCTTGCTCGACCCGACTCTTGCGTCGCAACTCGGCTGGGAGATGCTTGGTGTCGTACACGGTCACGCCGACGCAGCGTTCACGCTCGACGCAGCACAGGTCGCAGAACAGTTCAGGCTGTACGACCAAGACGACGAGGGCGACGACTACGACGGAGACGACGAATGAAGGTGTCAATCGTTATCTGGCACGACGCACACGCCGACGTATCTGGCGAGTGGAAGTCACTCGACGACAACGACGACCTCGACCCGTATGAAGTTGTCTCTGTCGGTATCGTGCTTGATCGAAAGCAAGGTGGGAAACGCGGACACGTTTCAGTCGCCCAGTCACTGACTCGTGACAGGTTCGTTGACTATGTGACGCACATCCCAAACAAGATGGTGGTCGAGCAGTTCGACCTGTATGAGATCGGAGTCGAAGATGGGCAAGTCAACATTGACGAAACGAGAGGCAAAGACCGCGATCGAGTTTCTTCGGCGCGTCGTCGCACGAGGAGCAGACGAGGAGCGCGAACTCGTCGCAATCGTCAACAAACTCGAAAAGATGACTGACTCGACCTACAACGTGAGACAACGTACGAATGTGTAACCTAAGACCTGATGACCCGCAGTGTGAAACTCGCTGATCTCGATATCCGAGAGACTTCTGGTGTCGACCATCCGGCACACCTACACGAAGGCTGGCTCGTCCTAAAGTCCGTCACCGACGGTGGCGACACGATCGAAGGAGAACAAGTGGAACTCGAAGTGACCGAAACCGCCGAGGTGGTCGAGGCTGAGGTGACTGAAGTCGCCGCGTCCGTCGACAACAGCAACTCGGAACTACTCAAAGAACTCGGCGACCTGCGCAAGGAACTCGCTGATATGCGCGCCGAGAAGGAAAGCATCGAGCGTGATGCCGCTCTTGCTAAGGCAGTCGAAACAGCACACGAGTTCGCTGGCTTGCCCGGAGTTGATCCGCAAGCACTCGGCGAGGACTTGTTGAAGATGCGCGGCGAGATGCCAGAAGTCGCTGCACGCGTCGAGGACATCCTCAAGCAGACCGCTCTCGCCTTTGGCGAAGCAGGCGTGCTGAAAGAGATCGGCACCGACAGCAACGACGCTGAAGGTTCAGCCGCTGCTGACGCTTGGGGAGTCATCGAGTCCCGCGCAAATGATCTCGTCGCTTCCGGCGAGGCAGCATCGCTCGCAAAGGCGATCACTCTTGTCGCAGAGCGCGACATCGACCTCTACAACACCTACCTCACCGAGAAGGGACTCTGACCAATGGCATTTGAAGCCGCGCAGATCAAGGTTGGCAACTTCACCGCATCAGCGGACTTGTCAGCAAAGCAATACCACTTCGTCAAGATGAGTGGCAACAACACCGTTACGGTGTGCGCCGCAATCACCGACGTGCCGATCGGCGTTCTCCAGAACTCGCCTGCCAGCGGCTCAGCCGCAGAGGTGTGCTTGTTCGGTGTGACGAAGGTCGTCGCCGACGGCACGCTTGCCGCAGGCAACCTGATCGGAACTTCAGCGGATGGACAGGCTGATGCCATCGCCGCCGGAACCGACACGACCGTCACGACAGTTGGACAGGCTCTCAACGCCGCGTCTGCTGGCGAGACTGTCGAGATGTTCTTCAACCCATCCGGCGCACGCGCCGCCTGACCCGAGAGGTAAGAAACAATGCCACAGCCAACACAGAGTCAGGTTCATGTTGATGCAGTCCTGACGAACATGAGTGTCGCCTACCAGCAGGAGGCAGACAACTTCATCGCCAGCCGAGTGTTCCCAACCATTCCAGTTGCGAAGCAGTCGGACATCTATTTCACCTACACGCAGGGTGACTTCTTCCGCGACCAAGCAAAGGTTCGCGCAGACGGCACCGAGTCGGCAGGTTCCGGTTACGGTCTTAGCACCGCGTCATACTCTTCGCAGGTATGGGCGTTGCACAAGGACATCGGCGATCAGGTTCGTGCAAACTCGGACTCGCCGCTCGATCCAGACATGGACGCGACCCGCTTCCTCACTCAGCAAATGCTGATCCGTCAGGAGCGCGACTGGTCAAGCAACTACTTCACCACCGGCGTGTGGGATACCGACTCGACTCCTTCAACTCTTTGGAGCGCGTCAGGTTCCGACCCGATCGGCGATATCGAGACCGCCAAGAACACCATCTTGTCGAACACTGGCTATCTGCCGAACACGCTCGTGTTGTCCTACAACACTTACTCGATCCTCAAGAACCACGCGGACTTCGTTGATCGCTACAAGTACACGTCGGCTGACTCGATTAGCGCAGAACTCCTTGCGCGTATCGTCGAGGTTGACCGCATCTTCGTGATGAAGGGCGTGTACAACGCTGCTGCTGAAGGCGCAACCGCGTCCTACAGCCAGATCGGTGACAAGGACGCTCTGCTCTGCTACGTCGCACCACAGCCCGGTCTGATGACCGTGTCTGCTGGTTACAACATGACGTGGAGCGGTGTCGGTGGCGGACTCGGTACTTCAAGTGCCGTCAGCCGTTTCCGTATGGATCACCTCCGCGCCGATCGCATCGAGATCCAGAGCGCGTGGGACTTCAAGGTTGTCGCATCACCGCTGGGATACTTCTTCAGCAACGCGGTCGCCTGACCTAACAACTGATCACCTCCGGCTAACGGTCGGGACTGGGAACTGACGCACGGTCCCGGTCTCGACCGTTTGCTATTTATTGAAAGGACTACTCGTGGGACAGAGAGCACAAGACAGTGCCGCATCCGTTGCCGAACTCACAGGTGTCGACCAGCAGGCTGTCACTGGCTCTTGTGTTCTGCTCGGTCTCGACGTGAATGATGACGACTCAGGCAACGTTCATCTACATATTCACGCTGGTACCGACAACACCGGAGCGTTGGTCTGCTCTGCGATTCCCGCGAACGGTAAGCACGAAATCGTTTGGTTTGGTCCCGGCGGCGTGAAATGCCAGAACGGTATTTATGTTGACGTGATCTCAGGAACCCCAGAGGGTTCGATCTTCTACAGGTAGGTAACAAATGGCGTGGACATACTCTGGAGACCCTGCATCATCTGCGCGTGACGCGATCAGATTCCTTGTAGGCGATACCGACACGAACGATCAACTGCTATCTGATGAAGAAATCGCTTGGGTGAATACCGAGGCGACTGGTTCGCCAACATCAACTGACTCGCTGTATGAGGCTGCTGTTCGTTGCTGCATCACGATCGCTGCGAAACTCGCGCGCGAAGCCGACAAGCAGATCGGCGATCTGTCAGTCAAACTCTCGCAACGCGCTGGCGCATATCGCACGCAGGCAGACGAGTTGCGGACGCTCGCTCAACGCGAAGGCTCTGTGCCTGTTCCTTACGCTGGTGGCATAACGATCTCCGATAAGGACATCGACGAGGAGAACAGCGACCTGTTCCGAGGCTGGTTCTCTTCTGGACAGTTCGAGAACGTTCGTGATGGTGCGCGCTCGAACACGATCCGAGGCGTCCAATACTTTGGTGCTGGGGCTGACTGATGGCTGCTGCGACAGCGTTCTTGTCGGCGTTGTCCGGTCTCTGTACGCAGACGGTTGATGTGCGAGCGAAGGCAGGCACGAATAATTACGGCGAACCAACCTATGTAGGTTCCGCGACGACATACAGCGCGTATGTGCAACGGGTCAATCGGTCGTCTGCTGATCTTGAACGAGACGACGCTGTTGCCGAGTGGATTGCGTACATACCGTCATCGACTTTGACTGTCGGACTCGACGATGAGGTTGAGTATCCGTCCTCTGTGATTCGTCCTGTCGTTGAAGTCGACTACCGCTATGACGAACACGGACAGCAGTTCGTCGTTGTTGCGATTGGAAGAGGTAACCGATGAGCGGCGTGAACATCGATCTTCGCGGGATGCGCGAACTACGTCGAGCGATCGACTCGAACGTGGAAGGTATCCAGCAGGCGTTAGGTCGCGCGCTCTACTCTGCCGCAGAGGACATCGCGTCTGACTCGCAGAATCTTGTACCGTTCGACACAGGTGATCTCGCTGGCTCGATGTCTGTCGATATTGACGGCTTGTCGTCGACTACCCCAGAGGTGTCGATTAGTTACGGCACTGCGTATGCGTTAGTGCAACACGAGAGGCTCGATCTGTGGCATCCGCCGAAGCCGCCGGGGAACTCTCGCGGTCGCACAGGCACAGGTCCAGTTGACCCCGGTGCGGGTCGAGGTCCTAAGTACCTTGAATTTCCGTTCACGCAAGAGGTGTCGCGATACCCGGCACGACTCGTCGACCGTATCCGCGCGCACTACAACGTCGTGAAGGTTGGAGGTGCCTGATGGCGTTACTCGACGACCTCGGCACGTTTCTCGATTCGCAAGTTGCGTCGCTGACGCTCGGCACGAACCTGTTCCTCGGACGTATGCCCGATGAGCCAGATACCTGTGTCGCCCTGTACGAGTACGGCGGAGACGTTCCTCTGAACGTGATGGGTGGGGACTCGATGCCTCCTGTCGAGCAGCCACGACTTCAAGTGCTGACACGCGCCTCTGGCTACTCGTCTGCGCGCACACTCGCGCTCGAATGTTGGACTGCGGTCGAGAGCGTTCTCAACGAGAGCCTGTCAGGGACGCTGTACCATCGCATCGCCGCTAACCAGTCGCCGTTCCCTCTTGAACGTGACTCACAAGATCGAGTCATCTGGGCGCAGAACTTCCGCGTGCTGAAATCGACATGACGATTCCGGCTGATCCATACGCCGAACTGCGCTCGAAACCAGAGCACGCTCGACGAACTCGAACGAACGTCCGCTGTGCCGGATGCGGCAAACTGCTCGCTGAACTCGTTACCGCGCCGTGGTCGATTCGCTGCCCGCGCTGCAAATCGACGAACCAGTCAGCAGAGAACGCGTCTCAGTCAGCGTAATTGCCCGCTATTTCGCCGTCTAAGCGTCGCAAACGGGTTTCTTCTAGCACCACGCGCCCGACCTGTACCACGGCTGATAGCGGCACCATCCCATCGCTTCTGCTTCCTCGGCGACGAGCAGACCGAACATCAAGCCGGTTCGAGCGTCGAGCAGATCATTCATCGTGTAGCCGCGCGCCTCGACGAACTCGCGCCAGACGGCTCTGTTGATCTGCACGAGACCGTAGTCGTGTGTTGACGAAACAAGATCAGGTTGGCATCGTGTCTCTGCCCACATGATTCTGTCGAGTGTTTCGAGGTCGTCGAGTTCCCAGCCGACTTCGATCGCGAGTTGCCACCACTCTCCGCAGAGCGCGTCCTCGATTCCTTCGAGCGGTGGTAGGTCATAGCGTGGTTCGATCCAGCCCTCGAAGTGCGGGTCAAGAGTTATCCCGTCTGGCAGGTTTGGCACTGCCGGTATCTCGACCTCGCTGTCGTGTTCGTCTGCTGACAGCGACGTAATCGAGAGCGGGTTGAAAGACTTGACGACTGGTGTCGAAGTGGAGGGTGTCGGAGCAGCCGGGCTGGAGGCTTCAGGTAAGTTGGGAAAGAACCGGAAGGAGGCTCCTGCCCAGCCGCTCACGACGATCATCAGTGTACAGGCGAACGCCCACATACTGCGTAGAACTTGAAACATTGTTGTGACCTTTCTCGGTCAGGAATCGTTCGACCACTCCGCGGAAGAGTAAGGACGGTTGACGTTGACTTGCTGTTCGAGTTCGCCGACTTCGATACGGAGTCGCTCGATCTCCCGAGCCGCTTCCTCTAGCAACTCGGCAAGTCCGTCCGAGGTATCTACTCGATGCCTCGACCTGAGCCGTTCGATGATGGTTGACATAATGTCTCCTAGCGAAATGTTATCGGACGCAACGTCGGTTAGATCGTAGGTGTGTCGTCGATAGTCCAGACACCCTTCGACCATGTATGCCATCGCTGCTCTCGAAAGGCGACGTGGACTTGTCCGTCCGCGTAGTGCTCGATCAAGAGTTGACCTTCTGGTAGCCGTTCGTCAATCTTTCGGATGTTGTCGATGACCGTGACGTGAGGTCGCATCGGTGTTGGCTCTGCGCTCATATGCGTCGGTTCCCTTCGTCGTCGAAGTTCTCGGACGACCATTCGCCGTAGTTCTCCCAGTACGACTCATCGGTCGGGTCGTAACCAAAGAACTTGCAGAACTCCTCGAACGAGGGCTGCTTGTCCCATTCCCATATCTTGATCATCTCAGTTGTCCTCCTGCTCTCTGATCGAACGTGATCGTGACTTGTTGTGTTTGATATCGACGACTCGATCTGCCTTGAAGGTACGCATCGAACCGTTCGGTGTGAGACCGCTCTTGTCGATCGACCCCCAGCAGGTCACGTCGCCGTTTGTCTCGACTCGCACGAGCCGGTAGCGTCGCCGTTCGTCTGACTTCGGATCGAGCACTGTGATCTCGTCGCCAATCTCGACTGCGCGACCTGACGGCAGAATCAGACCGCCGGTTGGTGACTGCTCGATCGCGACTGGCTCGACCTCTGCCTGCTCGATCTCTTCGGTCGGCTCGTCGCTCTCTTTCTCTGAACAACCGAAGCACCAGTCAAGAGGACTCGATGCCCACGACTTCGCGAGTTTGCGTGTCTCGGTTCCGAGAATCCCGCTGTGTTCGAGACAGACGCAGTACCACTTGGATGCGCCGCCTTCGTCGTCGAGACCTAACTCCTCTGCGGTGCCGACTTCGATCTGTGTGCCTGTTTGCTGGTTGCGTCGAATCTTGCTCATGACTTCACCGCCTCGCATACGTCCTCGAACTTGAGGTTGAAGATGCGGCAGATACGCAGAGCGCGATCCATATGCGCCTTTGGCATCATGTCGCTCTGGTTCGCCATCATCGCGTATGCGATGAGATCGTTCTGAAGTTTGTCGATGTTGAGTTTCATGGGGTTCTCCTTCTGTTCGTTGTTCTTTCCCATATGCAACACGTTATCAGCCGTTTGACGGTTTACCACACATTTGTCGCAAATTTCTTCACGTTGGGTTCGCTCTCGACTCGTCGAGGTACATCGCAAGTGGCGCAAGGCGATCTAGCATTACGGACACACAAGTGCGCTATGTCGCCGCAGGTGTCCCCGTGACCGTCAGTCGCTATCGGACGACCCTGCGCGAGCAAGTAGGAGATCGGATGAAGTTTCGGGTGACCGGCGGAGAAGATGGGCAGAGCGGTATCAGCGTTGGCACGCGCCGTTACGAGGCTGGCGACCTTCTTGAGATGACACAAGCAAAGGCTGGTTGGCTCGTCGAGCGCGGTCTGCTTGTCGCCGACTCCGAATGGGAAGCCGACGCAGACGAAGAGCCTGCTGACGAGATCATCGAGGAACTCGACGACGACATCGACGCAGACGAACTCGACGACGACGACCTCGAAGTCGAAGAAGGTGAGGGCTGATGCCTACATTCATTCACGGTAAGGGAACGGCGATCATGCTCGACGAGTTTGATCTGTCGTCCTACTTCAATAGCGCGGACGTGTCGATGTCGATCGAGACTGCTGAGACAACTGCCTTCGGTCAATCATCGAAGTCGTACATCACTGGGTTGCGTGACGGCACGCTGTCGCTCTCAGGTATGTGGGCTGCTGACACCGACGGCACGGACGAGGAACTGTCAGCGATTCTTGGTGCGGCAACGACACCAGTCGTAACGGTCGAGTATGACTCAGGCACGATCGGTAATCGTGCGACGCTTACGAAGGCACACGAAACCTCCTACAGCGTCTCATCGCCTGTAGCGGACGTGGTAACCGTGACAGCGGACTTCAACGCGAGCACAGATGGCACAGCGAACCTGACCTTGTCGATCGCTCAGGGTGTCCAGTTGTCGACCGGCGCAGCGATTGCGTTCGGGTCGCTCGGTGATCTCGCATCAGTCAACAACACAGCCTCGTCAGCGAACGGTGGTGTCGGCAACATTCACGTTGTTGCGAACACGCTTGACGCTGACTGCGTGATCAAGATTCAGGACTCGGCAGACGACGCGACGTTTGCCGACCTGATTACGTTCTCAACGGTGTCGTCCGCGACGGCAACCAGCGAGCAGAAGGCGGTCACCGGAACCGTCGCCCAGTACCTACGCGCCACCGCATCGTCGGCGGCCACGTCCGGTTCCATCACCTTCCACGTCGCCTTCGCGCGATTCTGAGCAAACAGGAGCAATACAACAATGCCTACCTTCGTACACGGTAAGTCAACTCACTTCGAGATTGACGACACTGGCGGCACCAGCCGCGACATCAGCGACACGCTGACCAGCGTCGATTTCCCAGAGACGATTGAGACCGCAGAGACGACCGCCTTCGGCGCGACCTCGAAGTCATACATCGTCGGTCTGCGTGATGCCACTCTCTCGGTATCAGGCATCTGGGATGCGACCGTTGACGGTTACTTCATCGGCACAGAGCCAGCAAGCCGCACGTTCATCTACGGTCCTGCTGGCGATACCGGCGGCAATGTCAAGTACACCGGCGAGTGCATCTTGACTTCGTTCTCCGTCAGCAACCCTGTCGGCGATGTCGTGACGTTCTCGGCTGACTTCCAATGCACCGGCGACGTAACCCGCACCACCTTCTGATCTAACCAACAACCAAAGGAGTGACCAACGTGTCCATCAAAGACAAGATCAAGCAAGCACGCGATACCGATGCGGCATCGTATGAAATCGACGAGTGGGATGTCACCGTTGAGATTCGTTCGATGTCCGCACGGCAACGCGCGAATATGAACACCGTGCTCGAACACGACGGCGACGGCGCAGAGAAGCAAGAACTGATGTGGGGCTACCTGCTGTGTTCTTGCGTGTTCGATCCAGAGACCGGCGACCCTGTATTCACTGAGGACGATATGGACTGGCTGCTAACTGACAAGTCCTTTGCAGTCATCGACCGTCTCACCGCGAAGTGTCTCGAAGTGTCGAGCGTAAACCGCGAGGCGGTTGACGACGCGGGAAAATCCTCCTCGGATTCCCAGACAGTCGAGGAGTAACCCACCCTGAACGTCGATTCATGTTTCATCTCGCACGAGAGTTAGGGATGACAGTACGAGAGTTAGGCGACCGAATGTCGTCTCACGAACTCGTCGAGTGGATGGCGTTGTACAAGATTGAAGCCGGAGAAAGAGAACACCAACGGCAGGTATCAGAACAGAGAAGCAAGAGGAAACGATAAGGCATGGCAGAGACAGTCGTCGCCAGACTGAAGGCGGTACTTACAGGCGACTCTGCTGGTCTGCGTCGCGACCTCAACCAATCTGAGAAGAGACTCAAGGCGTTCGGCGACAAGGCTGGTCAAGTCGGTCGCCAGATGACGACACGTCTGACGTTGCCGCTTGTTGGTGTTGGTGTCGCCGCCGTCAAGACCGCGTCCGACTTCGAGAGGTCGATGACTTCGATCACGGCTCTCGTCGGTATCGCAAGCGATGAAGTCAAACGGATGGAGGGCGATGTCCGTTCGATGGCTGTCGAGTTCGGCAAGTCGGGCAAAGAGGCTGCTGACGCTCTGTTCTTTATCACCTCCGCTGGTTTGCGTGGCTCTGTCGCTACAGACACGCTCTCTGCGTCTCTAAAGGCTTCAGCGATCGGTCTGGGTGACACGGCGACGATCGCTGATCTAGCGACCTCTGCGCTGAACGCTTACGGTGCTGACGTTCTGTCTGCGGCTGACGCAACAGACGTTATGACCGCAACGGTTCGAGAGGGCAAACTCGAAACCTCTGAACTCGCTGGCTCGATGGGTCGAGTTCTCCCGCTCGCGTCCGCGATGGGTGTCGGCTTCAACGAGGTCGGCGCGGCGTTCGCCGCTTTGTCGCGTACTGGTACAAACGCGTCTGAAGCAGCAACTCAGATTCGCGGAATCTTGGCATCTCTCTTGCGACCAACGAAGCAAGCAGAGGAAGCACTTACCGGTATGGGTCTGTCGTCCGAAGGGCTACGGCGACAGATGCGCGAGGAAGGTCTGCTCGAAACTCTCAAGACACTGTCTGAAGAGTTCGCAGGTAATGAAGCAGCAGCAGCGAGCGTGTTCGGAAACATTCGTGCGTTGTCTGGTGTGCTCGACTTGATGGGCGCGAACGTCGCAACAACCGAGGCGATCTTCGAGTCGATGACGGACACTACTGGCGCAGTTGACGCAGCGTTCGCGGCGGTATCCGAAACAGCATCATTCAAGTTCCAGCAGGCTATGGCTGAAACGAAAGACAGCCTGTTGACACTTGGTCAAGAGTTGATGCCAATGGTGACAGATGCGCTTGGTTTGATCAAGGGCGTTATCGAGTCTGTGACTGGCGCGTTCTCTGGGATGAGCGACAGCAACAAGCAGATGGTGACCACCCTGTTAGGTGTCGCTGCTGTAGCGGGTCCAGTCGCTCTTGGTATCGCTGGCATATCTAAGGCTCTGGTTGCTCTGCGTAACGCAAGCCCGTGGGTGCTAGGTCTGACCACAGCGTTCACTGGTTTGTCGATCATCATGGGCGAGTATTACCGTGAGGCAAGAGAGGCGAGAAGTCGTCAGGAGGCTTTGACGCAAGAGTTCAAGGACGCTGGTGATCCTGCCGCAAATCTGACAGATCGTCTTTCTAATCTCGCTGACGAGATCAAGCGTGTGCGTGAAGAGGCAGAGGGTGGCGCAGACGCTATCCCAGACATGATCGGCGCAGCGACGCTACAGGGCGCGTTGAGCGCAGGTGGTGTTCTCGATACGTTCAACCGGATCGGTGTGTCAGTTGAGGATCTAATCCCGTCGCTCGAAGATGGCGCGGGCGAACTTGAGGGCTTGCTGACAGCGTTCGAGGTGGGTGGTCTCGACGCGGTGAATGACGAGTTGCAGAACCTACCTGCTGCGTATGACAAACTGTCAGCGTCGATGCGGCTTTCGCTAATGACGACAGAAGAGAACAGCGTCGAGCAAATCGAGTTGATGGAGAACTATCGCAAAGTTGTCGAAGCACTCGTGCAAACTGGGCAAGCGTTCGACGACAACACTGCGAAGATCGAAGAAGAACAGCAGGCGATTATCGACAGCGGTGATGTCTACCGCGACTTTGCCGCGCTGCTTGGCGAGGACACTGTCAACTCTCTACTGGCGATGGTCGGCAACGGCAGGACTGCTACAGAAGTGATGGAGGAGATCGCTACGCGCGCCGAGGCAGCGTTGTATTCGACTCGACGTTATTCGTTCATGGCTGATCTAGCAGCAGGGTCGTCTGACAACCTGTCTGGTTCTGTCGCTGGTGCAGCGATGTCGTTCGACGATATGGCTCGCACTCTCGTCGCTGCTGGCGAACTCGCTGGCTACGACATCGAGCAGATCGCCGCGCTCGCCGATCAGATCGGGATTCTTGATGGTGTCTCTGCGGAGGTTCGAGTCGAACTTGGCTTGGACGTGCTCGGTGGTGACGCTCTTGTCAAACTTGTTGACGACATCATCCGATTCAAGCGTGAGTCGATGGCTGCTGCTGGACTCGGACAGTTCATGCAACAGGAACTTGCGCCGCTGTTCAACCTGCGAAGCAATCTGATTGAGGCACTCGCATCTGGAGGTTCAGGTGGCGGTGGTGGCGGAGGTGGTCGTGGCAGTGTTGCTGAACCAATCGATGAGGCTGCTCGGGCTGCGGAAGAACTCCAGCAACAACTCGATCAACTCAGTCGATCTGTCGCCCAGTTGGGTGACTCGTTTATGGGTCGTGGGTTTGGTGAACAGTTGTTCGGTGCGTCACCTGACGAGATCGCAAACATCTTCGAGGACTTGGTTGGAGAACTCGACCGGCTTGGCTTGGTAACTGAAGAAAATGGTCCAGCGATCATCGCTCTTGGTGAACAGTTCAAGGCGGCTGCTAGCGCGGCACAGGAACTCCAAGAAGCAACTGAGGCTCTTGCAGAAGCGCAGGACGATTTGGCTCGACGCAAGAAAGTGCTTGCTGATCTCAAAGACGAGTATGCCGGATTCAAGGACGCGTTCGGTCTTGGCGGCGCGCAGTTTAGGATTGCTGGCGACAAAGATCCTCTGTCAATCGCCCTGAAGGGCATTGAGAAGAACCTGCCGAAACTCGAAGCCGCGCAAGATGAACTCGATCGGCTGAAGCAAGCACGCGGTTCTTTCCAAGATCAAGTCACGTCATTGTTCCAGCCGTCGCTGTCACCGGACACAAATGTGATGGCGCAGACGCAGCGACTGTTAGGTCAAGCACGCGAGTTCCGCGACAACCTAATCAAACTGCGTGACAAGGGTTTCCCGCCTGACGTAATCGCTGAAGTCGTCAACGCTGGTCTTCAGGGCGGTGCTCGACTCTCGAAACATTTGTTGCGTCTTGGTTCTGGCGAGATGGCTGACTTCTTGAGGATGCGTGAGGAAATCGCGCGCATCGGCGTATCAACAGCCAAGTTCGCTGGCGAGGTTCTATTCGGAGCAGATATCGCTGGCGCAGAAGGCGAAGTGCAAAAACTTGTCGGGATTGTTGACCAGTTGTACAAGAACGCGATTGCAGAGGCAAGGAAAGATGTCGACAGGCAGAAGTCTGCTGTTGACAGTTTGACTGAAGCGTTGCAAGCGGCGACGAATCAGATGGCGACTTTGGTCGACAACATTCAGGTGAACTTGTTCAATGCGTTCAACAACTTCTTGTCGAAGATCGGCGGCGAGATAACTACGCTGACAGGCACACCTGTCGCGTTGTCTCTCGATCTGACAGCAATCGACCGTCTGACAAATCTGATTGCTGACGTAACCGACACGACTGCTCCTGCGCCGACACCAAGTCCCGGTGGGGGTGGTGGCGGTGGCGGTTCTGTCACGCCGACACCGGCACCTGCACCTGCACCTGAACGTACATACACAGTTGTGCCTAACGACGGTCCGTATTCGATTGTTCAGAAACTCACAGGGTCTGCGTCTGGTTGGGCGAGCAAAGGCAAAAAGATTTGGCAACACAACGGGCTGTTCTGGAGGTCGTCGAGCGACTGGCAGACAATTCATGCCGATCAGGTGTTGCGTATTCCTGCTCTTGCAAAGGGCGGCAAGGCTCGTGGCGGTATGCCACACCTCGTCGGAGAGATGGGACCAGAACTGTTCGTGCCGGATTCGTCGGGTTACGTCGTGCCGAATCATGCGCTCGGTGGCGGCGGTCAAACTGTGAACGTGACGATCAACACTCACGCCGGTATGCGTGCAGAGGACATCGTTCGAGAGATCGAGAAATACACGCGCCGTCGTGGACAGTTGAACGTCCCGACCACCGGCACACGCAGGTTCTAAGCCGTGACGATCTATGTGGGCTGGGAATTCTTCATGGGGTCGTTCGCTACTGCGGCGACGCAGGTTGCGACGGACGGTATTCCTGATGCGGCGATTGACTTCACTTCACGCGTTCAACAGATAGAGGTCACCGGCAACGTGCAGATCGGCAGGGTCGGCACCTCGTCGGCAAGTGTTCGTATCGACAACAGCGACGGCGCGTTCACACCGTTCGGTGGTGGCGCATACGAGGAATGGGACTGGCTCGCTAATCCTGTCTACATACGAGCAAAGACCGGCACCAACCCAGCGTCCCTAACGGCACAGGTGCCGCTGTTTGTCGGTGTCGTCTCTGATGTTCGATATTACGACGACGGGTTCTCGGCATACATAGACATCGACGTTGATGATGCCTACACGCTGATTGCTCGCGTTTCTGCCGACACCGAGTTCGACAACATTGGCGCATCGGACGTGCTTCCCGGCATTGCGACTGATGTGTGGAACAACTACACACCGTCAGGTTCCATTCCGGCGTTCGGTGCTGACTTCGTGTTCTACACCGCGTATGACACCGTGATCCCGCTTGGCTACTCTCGATCAGGTTCGTTTGCTGGAACAACTGGCGAAGAACTAGAACTGATTATTGAGGTGGGTAACTTTCTAGGTGACGCTCTCGCTCAGATGGCCGCCGCCGAACATGGTGTCATTCTTCCGATGCGTATGGCCTTCGACTTTGTGACCGGGTTCCCGCCGTCCGGTGAGTTGAAATACGAGCACGGCATGATCGCTCGTGACTGGCTGTGGACTGGATCAAGTGCAGGTCTCGCAACAGCAGAGTACGAGTTTGTTGAAGGAACTCCTAGCGGTACTCAACTGCCGTTCATACGACCGCAAGTCGGATTCAACATTGACCAAGTAATCACGGAAGCCGCCGCGACTGTTACTGGCGGTATCACCCAAACAGCATCGGCGGCGACGGTGTCGACCTATGGTCCTCGTTCAGTTGAGTTCTCGAACTTGCCTATGGGATTCGATACGCAAGCACAGGAACTTGCTGACCATCTCGTGTCGCGTTACGGTGCGGTCAAATACTTTGTGCAGTCAGTAACGGTGACAGGTGGAATGATTCAAGGGAACTGTGCTGATGCCGCTCTGTCTGTCGTGAATGAACTCGTGTCGCAGACACGCGTCAATAATGTGAATCTGACGAACCCCGGTCAACTCGTCGGACCTTTGTTCCATCCTGCACACATCGAGTTCACGGGGGCGGGTGGTGTCGCCCTTGATAGTCGCGTCTCATTTCAACAGGTGTCGTACACGATTACGCCTACGGACTGGGAGGTGACGTTGGGTGACGGTCGTGATGCTGTTGCTACTTATGGATTTGTGATCGGACTCGATGACTACGGTGTTCTGGGTACGAACAAGGTGGCGTGATGGCAATAGCGACAGACTGGAAAGTGCTCGCCGCACGACCACAGCCTGACGGCGACATGACCGTGACTGGCGGCATACCTGACGAGCGGTTTGACCTCACTCCGTATGTCAGAGGCGTAGAGTTTGTGCAGGAGATCGAGTATGGGCAACTCGGCTCCGGTGTGCTGACAATGACACTAGAGAACTCGACTGGCGGGTTCACACCACAGCAGTATGACGACGGGTTCGCATACGACTCGGACAGGTTCTACAACAACGGGCTGAACTGGTTCGACACATGGCTGGTCTA